TCATCCTGTCCCGCAAACCATAGTGATGCACGCGGGCCAGCCGCTGCACACGGTTATCAAACTGTACCGTGGCGCTGTTCGCACTGGCGGTGGCCTTCAAATACTTCGCCGTTTTAATCTTCGTGAACATCTTGCGCTTAACGCGGCCCTTTTTTGTGCGGGCGGTCATCCGCCGCGGTTCCCATGCGGTGCCATCTGGGGCGCGCTGGGCGGTAATATTGGCCTGTTGAATGCGTCGGACATCCTGCGCCACTTCCCGAAGCATCTTTTTCCGCTGAGCCGGTTCCAGCTTACCCAATAGCGCCGCCAGCCAGGCGTCTACCTCATGCAGATTATTCACTGCGGAATCCCCATCCATCTGCCGGCTCATCCGGCTCCGCCACGGCCTCAACTTGTATGGAGCCATCCACCTCCTGCGCCACTACCCGCTCCGTGAGCTTTAGATTCAGACTTAAATCGCAGGCACCGTTGCCAAGGATATCCACTTCAAAGGTAAACAGCCGTTCGCGCTCCGTGGCGTTCTGCAGCATGTCCGATTGGTTGTCCCGCAGCCAGAACAGGATCGGAGCCATCAGCAGGTTTTGGTCGCCGGTAAAGTCCGTTACTACCACGTTTAACGTATAGCGATACTCCCATGAAATGGAGGCGGCGGAAGTCGCCACCAGCGATCCGTTGTCCACAAACAGATGCAGCCGGTCGGGATTCTCGCGGACATAGGGCACCGCCTTATTCAGGGCGGCGCGTAGGGATTGCGGCTTGTTCATCGTCTTTTTCCTGACAGTTCACAATGGTGTCCACCTTGTCCGCACAACTGGCCCAGGCGGCTTCCGTGTCATCAAGCAGGCGATTCAGATCGCCGTTATTGTGTGGGGCTGACTCCGGCAGGTGGCAACGCGTTATTCTGGGACAGCCACTCACGGTAAGACTGACCTCCGGTGATGGCCGGTCGCTGGCGCAGCCGGATAACAGCATCAGGCAGAGCGGCAGCAGCCCAGCGACGAAAGGCTTCATTTTCACGTGTCAGTTCCTCAATCCGGCGCTGGCGTGTGTGCAGCAGCGCGTTGGTATTCTCAGCAGCGGCATAAAGCCGCATCTGTTCCCGACTGTTGGTCTGCGTCAGGATATTCAGGGCTATCAGCTGGCTGTTTTTCTGCGCCAGCTGCTCGCCCTGATGTTTGATGGCGGCCTGCTGCGTATTAATTTTTTGATGCGCGGTTCCCAGCCGCCATGACTGCCAGCCAATTGCCGCCAGCAACACGATCAACGTTACCGCCATGGCGCGCATCACTGCGTGGCTCCCTTGAGGCACCAGGCCATTTCCCGCGCACGCCGATTATCCAGCCCCCGATTGAATTCACCTTTCACGTATACCCAGCGCGGCAGCTGATGGCAGGCATCACGCCAGCGGCGCGCCTTCAACAGCTTCGCCAGCGTAGATCCGCAGGCGTTACCGGTACCGACGTTGAAGGCAAACGACACCAGTGCGTCGTAAACCTGCTGCGGCATGGCAACCGGCACGCAACGCGCCAGCGCTGCCTCCGTTCTCAACACGTTAGCGATCAGGCCAGCTGCCGCCAGCCGTTCTGTGATTACATTGCCCGGCATCACGCCGTTTGTGTTGCCAATGCCGTCCGTCCAGACTCCGGCGCTGCATTGATAGGGCTTCAGACGGCAGCCTTCGTAATCCGCCAGCAGCTTCAGCCCGGCCACGGAGGTGTGCAACTGCTGAAACCCCGGCAGCGTGGCGGCCAGTGCCAGCACCACGCCCACGGCACAGCGCTTAGCGGTTTGCAGATTCATATTCCCTCCGGCTGATTCTTCCGCTGGCAAGCAGCTGGTAGGTTTTGCGTTTGTAGTACCAACTGATAAATGCCATCAGAATGCCGAGCGCGATACCGGCCAGCGTCCCGATATCCTTTAAATCCATATCGCCCAGCCAGGCCATCACCACGGCGATGCAGTAAGTCAAAAACGCGCTGATGCGTTCCGTTGTCATGATTCAGTCCCAAAGCTGAACGGTCTGCACGGTGGCCGCTGACGTGATATCCGGCAGCTCCACTTCAAGACCGTGAGGTAAGACGGGGCCGTGCTCAGCCAGCCCCGGATTGGCCTGCAACACCTTTTCCGCCAGCCCGTGCGTGCGCCCGTAGTGACGCCAGCAAAGCGCATCCACCGTGTCATACTGCTGCGCACGCACTTTCATCAGATAAGCTCCACGATGCTGTGCGGGACGTCCTGCACACGGCTGATCGCCCAGCGTGCATCGCGCCACAGATCCCCGGTGGCATCCTCCAGCGCCTCGCCACGTTTCACTCCCGATGCCGTGGCGTCAAAGTCCTGATAGCGCTCGTTTAGCACCGCCCTCGCCCAACACATCACCGCGTTGCGATAGTGATGCAGCCGCTGGCTTTGCCCGGCCAGTTTCTCCGCCGGCACATCGGCCAGCAGCACATAGCCCAGCCGTTGCTGGCGCTCCCGAAAGCCGTACAGCTCCGCATTAACCTCCGCCATGGCGGTCAGCACTACCTGACGCAGGCGCGGCGCGGTCACGGTACCGTCCAGGCGCATCGACTCGCGGAAATCGGCAAGGTTGATCTCTGGCCAGAAAAAGGTGTTTTCGATGATGTCCGGCGTGTCCGGTGCCTGCTCTGGCGCAACGAATTTCATTGCTGGTTTTCTCCATAATAGGTGGGCGGTGGACGGGGTTTTGATGCGGCAATGCCTGTCGCCACCCCGTGCCGCCCCGCGCGTGGGCACGTCCGGTTATTAGCTGGCGTTACGAATCTTCCGCTCCAGCTGTTCAATGTCTTTTTTCACACCGCAGCGTTCATCCAGCTGCAGGGCATGCTTCAGATGATTCAGCGCTGCCGCCGGGTTGCTTTCGCGTAACACGTAACCCAGCGACTTGTGCAGGCGGGCGCGTGACTGATCGGGCATGTCCAGCGAGCCGATGGCATCCAGCGTTTGTATCAACAGGTCGGGGTCAAACGGAGTGGCGGCCAGCAGTGCGGCCTTTGCCGCATCGGCCATCTCTTCGGTGATTAGGGTCTGCACATTACGGTTGAAGCCCGAAGGCATCACCCAGCCGTGCTTGAGAGCGTGGCGGCCAATGGTCAGCGCGCCGGCATAATCACCGGCATCGATACGCCACAGCATCACGTACATCAGTACGTCATCCTGCTGCGCACCATCGGCGGCCAGAACGCCGTCCACCCAGGGAACGTACTTCGGCAGCACTTCCACCTTGATTTCCGCCTTCTTCACCGTGGACTGAATGCCCTTGAGGCGACGGCGATCTTCGGCGAGCTGCATCAGCATCAGGTCGTAGCCGCTGGCGTGGCGAACGTTGCCGCCCGGACGGGCGGCCTGTTCGGCCTGAATACGCTGGCGGTGCTGCCGTGCGGGACTCAGGCTCATGCGTTACGCTCCTGCAGGTTCGGCCGGCGCGCTGAAGTCGCCGATTTCAATATTTTCAATCAGCGCGATGCAGCGGTAGTCCTCAACCACATATGCCTCGTTGACCGACTCAAAGTTTTCGATGCGGTCACGCTTCGGATTATCGATAACCGAACGGCGACGGGTGTCCTCCTGCCAGTAGATGGAAAGGTTATCCAGACGGGTAATTAACACGGCGTTAGCCGGGAAGTACGGCGCGCGCACTGCCTACAAGCCGCCCATGCGCTTCTGGCTGATAATCAGATCGGCGGCCAACTTCTCTGTATTAGCCTGCTCGTTGTTGACCAGCGGAAAATATTTGTCGGACAGCAGCTCACGCCCACAGATCACCACCAGTTCGTCATCATCCTGAAAAATGGGGTCGATCAGCTCGTTTACTGCATCCATCACCAGCGCGTCGAGGTTGGCATAGCTGCCACCTTTGCCCACCTTCACCGCATCTTTGGTGATCACGCCGTCCTTTGTGGTGCTGCCCATGACGTTATCCGGCGCGTCCTCGCGGATTTTCTGCAGCCAGCCTTTGTTCACATCCTGCAGCAGCGGATTTTCCACGCGGTTAGAAGTCTTCGCGCGGCGCTCGCCGTTGAAGCCGATCATGATGCGGTCGAGGGACTGACGCTTCACGATGGCGTCCCGAATGCGCACCTGAAAGTCCTGGAACTTTGCCCACATATCCAGCTTCGCGTAAGTCAGCGCCGTGTCGAAGTTGGTCTGTTCGCATTTATATTCCACGTTTGCCATCAGCGTCGGGTCGGTTGGCTCGCGGTCTTTGGCCGTGGTGTCCGTGGTGCCGGCAATCGAGCCGCCCACGCCAAGCCCCAGCGTCTGGCCGGACTGTTCGGACACGCCCATGACGTTAATCTGCGTCAAAAAGGCAGCGGATTCCTGGATCCGGTCTTCCAGCGTCTGCGCCACGGATGGCTCCACGCTGAATTTGCTGCTCAGGTCGGTAACATCAATGCCGTTGAGACGGGCCAGCTGCGTCAGGTAAGCGTTAAAGGCAAAACGAGTTTTCTGTTTCATGGGGATTATTGCTCCTTCAGCAATTGGTCAGGGCGCCAGCCGGTGCGTTGCCACCCGGTGCGCGCTGGCGATAGTCTTTGCGGCTGTCTTCAG